ATTGCAAGGGATGGTTCACAATAAAAAAGGAACCCCTCCCTGCTATTTCCATATACAGAAAAGGATTCCCGCTTGCGGTAGACTGGACTTGAACCAGCACAAGATTTCTCCCACTAGCACCTCAAGCCGAAGTCCCTCTGTATATCAGTGTATCTGTAAGTATCACACAGTATCATAAGTGAGTATGCCGAAAGGGTTTACTGTATCATACTGTATCTTTGTGTATCTATGAGTATCATAGAGATTGTGCCGGATTCTGTGCCGAGTTACAATCTATCAAAGTATCCGACGGCATACCCATTGATGTTTACATGTATCCTTTCATCATCTTTGGTGATGCTGTAATAATCGCCGGAGTAGAGATTCCTGATGGAATAGGATTCGCTGTCGCTGCTGTCGGTGAGCTTGTCACCCCGTTCAGCCTGGTTCCGAAAAGATACAACTCTATCTCCGTCTATATAGGCTATATCGTAATCACTGAACACAAAGCCTCTCGATTCTCCCTGAGTCCACCTCCCTATAATCCACTGCGGTGGATCTAAGGTATACTTATCAAACAAAGAGCATGATGTAAGCATGGTAGCTATTATGGCTATAAATACAACTTTTCTCACTATTAACCCTCTTTTTTCTTTACACTTGTATAGATAGTGATATCTTAATAATGGTCCAATGGAAACTCGAGAATTAGACAGTCTGTTTGATAGGTTTACCCATACTGTCATATGGTCCAATATCCCAGGTTGAAAGCATCGTCTTGATTGCTCTGATCTGGGACGCTGTACATTGCGTGATACGCCAAACCAAACCCTTAAGGTCCGTATCCCCCGAAAGGAGCTGATACAGGGGATCGGTGCCATAAGAGTGCGTATCTTCTGCGACATAGAGGTTGTCTTGCTTGCCAGCAATTAACGCTTCCATGCTCGTTCCCAATGCCTGAGCAATCTTGAATGTAGTGATCGTTCCTGGATAAGTCCCGCGCATCTTGGAAGAAATAATTGAATCGTACTTGATATCCTGTTGCCTACATAGTTCTGCAAGAGTGATACCTCTCTCACGTAGCCCCTCATCAATGCGAGTCCAGAAAAACTTGCTTTCTGACTTTGTTTTCATAATTCCATTCTACAACTAACCTTGCATTTGTCTACCCTGCAAATGCCAAATAAATACCAAAAAAAACGAATATTTTCATTGACATACGTGCAAATGCACGGTAACTTAGTGTTATGAACCACAAAACACCTAGCAAAAGCACGGCACACATCGTTATACAAAGATTCTCCGAGCAAGAGAAAGAGACCATAAAGAAGGCTATCAATAAAACATCAGTGCGTAGGCCCATGTTCTACCACGATGCAATTATAGCCTTCGCGACCTTCCTACTGAGTGAGGATGCCCAATGACTCTACTTTCCCCTGTACAGGTAGCTGATTACCTCCAGCTCTCTGAGACGCAAGTAAGGCGTCTCCTGGCATCAAATGACATTCCACACTTCAAGATTGGGAGGGTGAATCGCGTCGACAAGGACGAACTTGATGCATGGCTTATGAATCGAAAACGGCGTAAGAACTCCGTTAGATCTTTGACATATAGAAAAGGTAATACCACTACCAAGGCTCCAGCCGGAGAGTCTTCCGGCCTATCAGACAATGAGGACCAAGCATGAATAGATTGCTAATCGTTCTGTTCCCTCTCTGGAACCGCAAAGACTACTGCTACGATTTTTACTGCGTATGCGGTGCAAGGAGAGACAGATTCACCCCCACCAATACAACTATGAAGCTGCTCAAGTGGCTACACCCTGCTTAGTATCCACTCTGCCTGGAACAGGCTTCTGTGAGTCAAACAAAACTACATAGACATATCGGCAGTCCGGTTGCGGACACATATTTATCGGACTGCCAATCGGGGCTATGGAAGGGAGTTGCTCCATCTCCCAAGGCCAAAGAGAGGTTCGAATCCTCTAAGCTCCATACCCCGTATGGGGGAACATCCAAAGACAGTCGGAAAGACGGCAGAAAATTAATTCACAATTTGTTTCTGGAAAACATTCTCGGTTACTTAGCCTGTGCGGTAGCCGGGAAACCTAGGGAAGTGGCGGAATTGGTAGTCGCTACAGCAAGACTTCTGGAGAATGGTGCGACCCTACATAGGGGTAGGATGAAACGCAAGGTCACACAACCCATTCATGCAGGTTCAAATCCTGCCTTCCCTAAAAACCACTACTGCTTAGCCTGAGCGACAGTAAGGTTTCTTAAAAAAGGGACAGGGTCCGACTTTGACCCCATTGACTGGCTGGCCACCAGAAGAACCCGCAACGGCCATCAATTACATTACAGCGACCTGTCACCGAGACAAACCGCTGAAAGGAGCAACAATGGCAATTAATTTGAAGAGCACGAGGGATGTGTCGTCTTCCGGCGTCAAGATCCTTGTGCATGGCATTAGTGGGGCAGGAAAGACCTCACTGATAAAGACGCTTCCCCGTCCCCTAGTACTAAGTGCTGAGGCTGGGCTACTGAGCTTACGCGGAGCAGATATCCCCTATATAGAGATACACAGCCTCGCAGAGCTGGGAGAAGCGTATGAATATCTGTTTACCGATGATGCGCGTAAGCAGTTCGAGAGCGTAGCACTGGATTCAATCTCTGAGATCGCTGAGGTTGTGCTTAGCTACGAAAAGAAGGTAGCAAAAGACCCCAGACAAGCCTATGGCGCCACCCAAGACCAGATGGCTGACCTCATCCGTAGCTTCCGCGATCTGGAAGGCTACAACGTCTACTTCTCTGCTAAGACGGAGAAGGATAAGGATGAGACAGGCCGTATGCTCTGGGCCCCAATGATGCCAGGTAACAAGATGGGACAAGCGCTCCCTTACTTCTTTGATGAGGTATTCGCTCTCCGTGTTGAGAAAGGCGAAGACGGAAAGACCTACCGCATGATCCAGACCGATACCGACGGTGAATGGTCTGCAAAGGACCGCAGTGGCAATCTGGAAATGTGGGAAGAGCCAGACCTCGGAGCAATTATCGAGAAAATCAAGGGGGATGTGAATGGCTAAAAAAGACGCGCTTATGGTTAGTAATCCAGATGCACTCAAAAATAGAATGGCTGCATGGCTTGAAGCAAAAGAAGCTGAACAGGCTGCAATCAATCACCGCCGAGAGATTGAGGATTATCTCACTCAGGTTATATTCTCTCTTCCTGAGGACTTTGAAGGGTCTCAGAGCCTTGGTTTGGATGAATACAAACTCACCGTTACTGGCCGTATGAATCGTAAGGTTGATGCTGACAGAGTGCAGAAGATCGCCCAGGAACATGGCCTTACTGCTGCCCTCGATGAGCTGTTCAACTGGAAGGCTGATATCCGTATCACCGAATGGAAGAGAGCTGACCCTGTAATCACAGGAGCATTCAGCGAAGCTATCACCACAACGCCGGGAAGACCCAGCTACAAAATCGTAATCAAGGAGACCAAATAATATGTCAAGATTAGGACAAATTTATCAGGCAGCAGAGCTGCCGGAGAACGACCGGAATTTTGACCCCATTCCTGCTGGATGGTACACCGTACAAGTAAAGGAATCGGAGCTCAAGGACAGCAAGAGTGGAGAGGGTCAATACATCAATATCCAATGGGAAGTGCAAGGTCCATCCTACGAAGGCAGAATCGTATTTGACCGTATCAATATTCGTAACAACGGACCAAACAGAGAGACGGTAGAGCGGATTGGATTATCCCAACTCAGGGAAATCATGACCGCTTGTGGCCTACCTAAAGTAGAGGACACTGACGAGCTAATCGGATGCCGGTGTGAAATCAAGGTCGACATCGACAAGAAGCCGAGCCCTGGTTACGACCCCGGCAATATCGTCAAGAACTACCGAGCGCTCAAAGGGTCTCCTGCTCCTCAATCGGTATCAACGAAAGCTCCAGCCCCAGCGGCAGCTTCCACTCCTCCTTGGAAGCGTTGAGCCGAAACCCCCTCTCCACCGAGGGGGTCCACCGGAACCGCCCCACCGGTGCTGATGATGGCAGGGCAAGGAGCTATGAAATGGAAAAACGTTCAAGAATTGTAATTTATTTCCCAGACGGTACTGCACGTCAAGTCATAGGGCTATCAACCGCTGCGGAGAAGGCCGGGCTCAGTGAATCGAGAGTAAGAATCTTGATCAGGACTGGGAAGATATCAAAGAGCGGATTCGGCTTCGATTACGCGGCGGACTATGAGCCAGAAATCAAGAAGCGAAAAACCTTTGAGCTAACCAATCGCGCAACCGGAGAAGTGAGAATGGAACATGGATACGTGAAGGCTGCAGACAGCATCGGATGCTCCCGTATGGCCCTTGTGTATGCAGTACGTCATGGACGCAACATCGGCAAGTGGGAAGTGAGAGCAATAGGAGAGTTGAAGTAATGGCTACCATTCCAAAGAATCCCAATTTCGATATAGAGATGCTCGTAGACGCTTATCATGAATCTCTCCAGGAGCGTCCACGCCCTTACATGGGAGTATCCATGCTAGGACACCACTGCGAGCGCTACATGTGGCTCATGTTCCACTGGGCAGTTATAGAGAAGTTCCCTGGGCGTATCCTTCGTCTCTTTAGGCGAGGGCAGAGGGAAGAAGAAACCATTGTAGCAGACCTCAGGGCAATTGGTTGCACGGTGGAAGAGTGTCTCGAAGATCAGAAGCTTCTCGATTTTGGCTGCCATGTTAAAGGACACCCAGACGGTATTGTTAAGGGTCTTCCTGAGGCTCCCAAGACATGGCACATCCTGGAGGCAAAGACACACAATGCGCGCTCATTCGCCGAGCTCCAGGCAAAAGGAGTTATGAATGCAAAGCTGATGCACTATGTACAAATGCAGGTGTATATGAGTGGGCACCAGCTTGACAGGGCTTTGTATTACGCCGTTTGCAAGGACGATGATCATATTGAAGCAAAGCGTATAGAACTGGATAGAGAGTTGGCGCATTACTACATAGCGCGCGGTAAACGAGTTGCTCTAGAATCCAGAATCCCTGCCCCTATTTCAACTGACCCTACCTGGTATCAGTGCCGATTCTGCCCTATGCATGATTTCTGTCATGTAAACCATAAGGTCAAAGAGATCAATTGCCGCACCTGTGCTCATTCTACTGCAAAGGAAGATGGCTCATGGTTCTGCGAGCGCTGGGGAGACACCATACCACTGGAGAGCCAGTACCAAGGCTGTGAGAGCCATGTGTTGCACCCGGACCTTGTTCCTTATGAATTGGATATGAAGAGTGACTTAGGAGGAGAGCATAGCGCTGTATACATCATTGACGGAAAGCAGGTGGTGAATGGCGAAGATGGATATTCAAGTAAGGAGATCATCGCAGGTGGACCCTTCGGTGATGCGATTATAGACATGGCCCGTAGGGTCTTCAATAGGAGAATCATCAATGAGAGTAATTAGAGGCGAGTACAAAAAAGAAAGCATCCAGATTATGGTAACAGAAATCAATGATGGATGGGCATGGACCGCGACAATTGTAGGCAAATACAACACCTACTCAACCAAGTTCTACGGTGGATTCAAGAGCGAGAAAGAAGCTGCCATGAACTTTAAGAAGGCTATGGCTCAATTTATGGTTGGCTGTTACACCAGAGAAGGTTCTTCCGGGGTTAAGGAACGTATGAAGACCTTGTTGGATGAGTTGTACGCGGAGCCAGAAACGAAGAAAAAGACCATCGTCAAGGAGAAAGATGGTGAGTGAGCTTCGTTCCTACCAGAGGAAGAGTATCGACCAACTCTACCTCTGGTTTCAATACCACAAAGAAGGCAATCCCTGTATCGTTCTACCTACAGGCTCAGGCAAGAGTCATGTCATCGCAGAGCTATGCAGGGAGGCCGTACAGAGCTGGCCGGAGACTCGTATCCTATTACTTACCCACCAGAAGGAATTGATTGAGCAGGACGCCGAGAAACTGCTCATGCATTGGCCTTTTGCCCCACTTGGCATCTACTCTGCTGGTATCGGGGTGAAGGAATTGGACAGGATCACCTTTGCCTCGATACAGAGCATCCATAGAAAAGCCGAGAAAGTGGGACACGTAGACCTGGTTATCATCGACGAAGCACACCTGGTATCACACAAGGACCAGGGCATGTATCGCAAGTTCCTGAATGCTCTATCTGAGATTAATCCTGATCTACGTATTATCGGTCTTACTGCAACTCCGTACAGGATGGGCCATGGCATGATTACTGATGAGCCTGCGCTCTTTGACGATATCATCGAAGTAACGAGTATTGCCCAGCTCCAAAGACAGGGCTATTTAGCAATCCTCAGAAGTAAATCTACCGTCAAGAAACTCAGCACAGAAGGTGTACACCTTCGGGGTGGAGAATATATCGAGAGCGAGCTACAGAAGGCTGTAGACAAGCAAGAGGACAGTGAGCTGGTAGTTGATGAGGTTATTGCCAGAGCAGGAGACAGGAAGGCTTGGCTGTTCTTCTGCACCGGCGTAGAGCATGCTCAGCATATGCGAGATATCCTCATCGAGAGAGGCATTCCTGCCGCCTGTGTGACCGGTGATACTCCTAAAGCTGAGCGCGAAGAGATCCTTGAGGATTTCAAGGCTGGAAGGATCAGAGCGCTTACCAATGCAAATGTGCTTACCACCGGATTTGATTATCCAGACATTGACCTTATAGCAATGGTAAGGCCGACGATGTCTCCCGGCCTCTATATACAGATGGCAGGTCGTGGGCTTCGCCTTAAGAGCCATGGCGGAGACTGCCTGGTACTCGATTTTGCCGGTGTGATTGCACAGCACGGTCCTATCACACAAGTAAAACCTCCCAGGAAGAAAGGGCAGCGTGAAGGAGTAGCGCCCAGCAAGGTATGTCCTGAGTGCGAAGAGATCATTGGAGCGAGTGCGAAGACCTGTCCATGCTGTGGATACGAATTTCCGAAGGAAGAACATGGACCCGGCTATTACCTCCGTGACGATGATATATCCGGTCTTGAGAACATCATTATGAAAGTAAATAGCTGGACATGGGATGTGCACACCGGTAAGTCCAGCGGAAAACAAAGCCTCAAGGTCTCCTATTACGGTGCTCTCAGTGACCCGGTTATACAGGAGTATCTCGTGGTGTTTCACCCTGGTTATCCCGGTGAGTGGGCTATGGGACAGCTCAGGGAGATTGCTGAGCAAGCCGGGGTGGATATCATGCAGCAGAACACCCCGGTAGACCTCTGTATGTCTATGCAGAAGGGGAGACCACCTACAGAAATCGAATACAGAAAGAACGGTAAGTTTTACCGGGTCAAACAAAGGATTTGGAAGGAGATAGATGATGATGGAATTAACGAGAGAAAACGTAACTATGGTACGGATGAAATCCTCGATGGAATTAGTGCTGGCCCATTCTTCTTATGACGGCGATATGACGGTATCTGTTGGCCTTTCCAGTAAAGAGTCAACAGAGATGCTTGGTGCGTTCAGTACTCTTGTACCGCTATTCAGGAGAGCTACAGGATTCGAGGATATAGAGAACGTGCTCCTGGTATGTAATGGCATAGAGGTAAGAATGGGCAACGATGGTACCTGGAGAAGACTTTCCGGTGAGGTTGGCGGTTGGAAAACAGGGTACACCTATTCTCAGATCACTCACAAAATCAAAGGTGACAAGATGCTGCTTGTAGATAGCAAGATGAGAAAGGTCTTGCATAGCGACGATATCACCGAGGATGAGATAGCGCTGCTCTCCAAGCTCATAGATCGATCAGTGGCAATCGTAAAGAAGGCGATGAACACCGGTAAGCAGCAAGAGTTGTTTGATGCTGCTGTAGGCATGGCGGGTGGTCTTAAGGAGATGTGTGATAAGAATAATGGCGAGATGTATATCGATGGCAAGAAGGTGTATAGCGGCACTGATCAGAGTGAGATTATCAATCTCTACGAGGATGGCGAGGATGAAGAAGATGCTTAAATCAATGCTGTTTGTATCCAGCATGGCCCTCAGTGCTTGGCTGGGAATTGTTGCTGTAGTAGTGCTCAGCATCGCATGGGGAGTATGGGAGATGAAGCATGGAACGAAGTAAAGAAAGGATAGAGGCTGATATTTCTACCTTCACCGAGGCAATGAAGCAGAAGCTTAGCGAGAATGAGCACAAGGGTTACTGGGACAAATTGTCCCTCCTGGAGTTGTTGTATCTGCTATCCAATGAGGTTGAGGAGTTGACTGACGCAATCCTTGTTAAGGACGAAACGGAGGTCATGAGAGAGGCAGCAGACGTCGGCAATTTTGCCATGATGATCTGCACGAACGCAAGTAGACAAAAGGAGTTAAAGAGATGAGTGATATTGCAAAAGCCCTGGAAGGGATGATTGGAGACCTGAATGAGTTAAAGAAGGCCACATGGTACACGAACGGATATCTGATGCATGGGAATGAATGTGATTCAAGTAGCAGAGCAGGAAACCGTATGTATTGGGTTAAGGTTGCCCTCGATACCCAGGAAGTAAAGAAGGCAGTACTAGCAAAAGCGGTAGAGCTTTGTGAAGCAGCCGTATCTCAAGAGATCACCGAGATTCAGGAAGTATTCAAGAAGGGCGGGATTGTAAAACCTCCTGAGAGCGGAGTAATTGTAGTATCTGAGACCACTGAGACTCCAAAGAAAAAGCGTGGTAGACCACCTAAAGCGAAAGCAGATGGAACTCCCAAGAAGAAGGCTGGTAGGCCAAAGAAGGTGGTGGAAATAAGTCCGCTTACTGTAGGAGAGGAAAAAGAGGTCCCACCCCTAAAACAGGCCAAAATCGCAGGTGCAATCGTTCAATCAAAGGAAAAGACCCCGCAGGTAACCGCAGAGGTCCCCGTCTACCACGAGCCCTGCAAGACCTGTCGCAAGAGCCGCAAGAACGCAGAGGGAGAGTATCCAGTATGTGATACTCCGGCGTTCGAGACAGGCCCCTCAGGGATAGAGACGTGCTCACTCTGGTGGGAAAGGAGGTAGTGATGCTTACAATTGACAGAACACCGATGATGCTTAAGTTTGAGGCGGAGACGGGTGGATCAGCTACTTATTTTGATTACGACTATTGGCTCCAGATGGAAGTAGAGAACAAAACTCAAGCATACATCAATTGGCTTGAGAAGATAGCGAAATCAACAGAACTTAAGGAATGTCCCAGTTGCGGAGCTGAGGTAATACCGAATCCTTACTGCCATGATCTTGAGCAAAAGATTGAGTTGTTGGAGATGGAGCTGGTAGAAATTGAAGCAGAGAACGATCAATTACGTGACCAACTCACATGGCGGTCTGTGAACGAGAAGCCGGAGGAAGGACAGTTTATCTTTGGTTACAATAAAAAGACCAAATGTTTTGACGTGTTATTTTTTTGCAATGATGAATTTTACCTAAGAGGAATTGCTGTTAGTATCACTCACTGGCTCCCCATCCCACCAGCACCAGCACCAGAAGGAGAATGAAGATGGAAAAGACTGAATTACGAGAACAATTTGAGAAAGAGCAGAATCGTATAGCATTAGTAGAACACTCTACTGGTAAGGTTTATCTACCTGCTTATGGAGAGTGGTTGGAGCGCAAGGTTTTGAATCTGGTTGATAAAGCCGAAGCATACGATAGGTTAATGGATGGGGGGAAGAAAACGCTGAAAGAGTGGGCTAATATCTTTGGGATGTATTTCGCTGTTGGTAAGAGTGGTGTCGGGTATGCCTATAAATACGAGCCTTTGTTAGCGGGTAACAATTTTAGGGGTCAGTGTTTTTCTGTTATTTATCCAGAGTTCATTAACTACACCGGAGACTGGAAAGACTCCCTCACCCTGCCCGATGGATGGGAGGAGAAGTAATGCCACCAGATAATATCCTTATAGAAGCAAAGACCTACCATGATGATGCGCATAGGGCAGAGATAATGATCATACAGGTAGATGGTGGATATACTATCCATCATCACTATAAAAATGGTCATTATGAATATTTTTGCATCTTCAAGGAATGGTACGACTATTACATCTTCAAGACCAAAGAAGAAGCACTACAGAAAGCTATAGAAGAGCTAGCCTCTCATACCAAGAATTGCCTGGAGAAAAGCACCTCTATAAGTAATACCTGCAAATACACCCAGCAAATGTATGACGAGCTCATGGAGCAACTAACAGGCCCAAAACAACTCTCTCTATTCTAATATCATACCGAATAAGGAGCAATAAACTATGCAAGAACCACGCTGTTGCGAAACCTGCATTCACCATACAGACAATTATTGTGACCAATTTGATACGGTTATTCCGTCAGATTTTTACAGCTTGCCAGACGCTTGTGATTCATATGAACATGAGCCTATCCCATTCGCCGAACCGGAGGAGTAACTAATGGGCAACCTATCTTATCTTTGGATAAACTATCCAGAAACACCACCATCTCCTGAGGATCAACTGATCAAGGCCATGAGCGAGGCGGGAATCACCCCGCCTCCTTCCATCCTCTTTGACGGAGAGCTGCATCGCTTCCCTACCAGCGATAGGCCAGACGATGATGCCGGTTGGTACGTTGCTTACGGTGACGGGGTGCCAGCGGGCCAATTCGGGGACTGGAGAGCCGGTATCACACAAACATTCAGGGCTGATATTGGTCGGCCATTATCCATGATCGAAAACGCCGCAATAATGGCTAGACTTGAAGAGGCGAAGAAACAGCGTGAGGCTGAACGTAGAGCGCGGGCAGAGCGAGCGAAAGACTCCATAGAATACATCTGGGAACATACAGAGACCGCTCCATTCAACCATCCTTACCTGGAGAGCAAAGGAGTCCAGCCTCACGATATCCATGTGACTGGAGACGGGCGTCTTATGGTCCCTATATTTTCCAAGGAAGCAGAGCTGGTGAATCTCCAGTACATTACACCGGAAGGCAAGAAGCGCTTCCATAAGGACGCCGACATCAAGGGTTGTTTTGGTATGCTCGGAGACCCAGGGGAAGTGTTGTACGTTGCTGAAGGCTTCGCCACCGCGGCAACCATCTATGAGGCTACACAGACATCCACAGTGATTGCATTCAGTGCAGGAAACCTTGAGCCGGTACTCTCCTCTATACGCTCATTCCTGCCCCATGCACGAATCACCATTGTTGCTGACAATGACAAGCCACACCCAAAAACCGGTGAGAATACCGGTCTTGTGGCTGCTAAGAAGGCAGCAGAAAAGCATGGTGCAACCGTGGTTTATCCACCGGATGAAGGAACCGATGTAAATGATTACCACCAAGGAGGTGGTGATCTCTTAGCGTTACTTAAGCCGAACACCACAAGATGGCTGGAATCAGGAACAGACCTTATAGCAAAACCAGCACCACTCTCCTGGTTGGTGAAGCATTGGCTCCAGGCAAAGGCCACGGTCATGCTCTTCGGTCCCAGTGGATGCGGCAAGACCTTTGTCGCACTTGACTGGTTACTCCGTATCGCCACTGGCACTGATGAATGGATGAACCATAAGGTAAGGGCTGGAGATGTGGTATATCTCTGTGGAGAAGGACATCATGGATTACGCGCACGCATGGCTGCATGGTCACAGGCAAACCACAAGAAGGATCTCTCACACTTCCTGGTATCGCGGTCCGCTGCTGACATTGACAAGCCAGAGGGTTTGCGCCTGGTTATCCAGAGCATCAAGGAATCCGGGGTGATTCCATCGGTCATTGCAGTTGACACCCTTAACCGCTTCCTCTCAGGGGACGAGAACTCCGCCCAGGATACTAAGGTGTTCCTGGATAGCTGTGCAGCACTCCAGGAAGAATTTGACTGTACCGTCCTCATAATCCATCACACTGGTGTAGCACAAGAGGCTCAAGGACGCGCCAGGGGAAGCTCTGCATGGAAGGGTGCTCTGGACGCCGAGATACAGGTGGAGAAGGGCAATAATGGCATCACGCTTAAGCAGACCAAGATGAAGGACAGCGAGGTTGCTGATCCTGTCTATGTGCGTATCTCAGGCGTTACGCTGGACGGATGGCTGGACGAGGATGGAGAAGCCGTCACGAGCGCTGTAGTGGTCGAAGGAGAGGCTCCTGAGCCGGACCTTGGAAAGGATGAGCAATGCCTCATGGACGCATGGCTTGAGGGTGGAATTGTTAATGCAGAGGGTGATTGTTTCCTGGGCTGGACCGCTTGGAGAGATTACCTGGTAAGCAGGGGAATGAAGGAGAATTCAGCCAAGCAAGCGCTCAAGGACCAGCCCAACAGAATGGTAGGAAGACTCCTTGAAGGCGGGACAATCAAGGCAGTTGATGGTGGTTATATTGTGCTAGTTGGTCCGATTGTCAGTAAGCTAAAAATGCTCAGAAAACATGAAAAATCACAAGAGGGTACACAGGGTACATAGAGGGTACATTTTTATGTACCCTCACTGGGCAAGGCAGTCAGGATAGGGTACACACGGGAGGGTTATAGTATATACTATACCCTCCGTGTACCCTCTGAGCTGCGGGGGTATGAAACAGCAAGATTGAGAAGGAGAAGAATCATCATGAGAAGACAGAAGGGTACACAGTTTATAACAAAGGTTAAGAGCAATAGCAATGTTCCTGAAGAAATCATCCAAGCAGAAATAGTCCAGTATCTCCAGAGTCTTCACATCTTCCGTCACTCGGTGCCAAACGAGGCGGCGGGCAATAATGCAGTCAAGACCATGCAGCTTATTTCCACAGGACTATGGGCCGGTGCCGGAGATCTGATTGTCTGGTGGCCCAAGGATGCCAGCTACCTGGAAGCGGAACCGGTGGATATCAATTCCATTCTCCCAACCTACCCGGTGGAGCTGGGATACGTGGAGGTCAAGAGACCGGTGGTAGGTAAGCAGTCAAAGAGGCAGCAATCATTTGAGCGACGGTGTAAGCGTAACGGCGTCCCTTACCTGCTTGCTTACGGGGTTGATGATATCAAGGCTGAGCTGATAAGACGAAAGCTAATTACTGTATCATAGAGTATCAGTTAGTGACTTGGCGTATCAGTTAGTATCTGGATGTATCTCTTTATATAATATAGCTTTATAATTGCTTAAAACCTGTTTTCGTGGTATAATACGCACGATATGGGATTATTCAAGAAACGATGCAAAACATACCGATGTTCGAATCTGCATACGAACGCTAGCGGGTACTGTGATGAGTGCCAGGCTAAGCGTTCTGCTTTGTATATGCATGAACCGGTGAAGCAGGGTGAGGATATCTCACCTAGGCCGAGTGCACCTGAGCGTGGCTACGACCATAGCTGGCACAAGTTTGCAAAGGACTTTCTCAAGGGGAATCCTAACTGTGCTTTGTGTGGTAAGCCAGCCCAGTGTGTGGACCATAAGAGCATCCCTGCTGAGATCATGATGGACCTGTACGGGAAGTTTGACCTGGACCCTGCTTTATACCAACCGCTTTGCTATTCCTGCAACAGACGCAAGCAGCTGGAGGATAGGGAGAAGATTGCTGCTTACTTTGCAGACAAGGCCCGCCTGTCCTCAGCTACCCCGGGGGAGGGGTCCAAAACTTCCCCCCCTACACATAACCCCAGCGCGGTCAGGCAGTCGTGATATATACGAAAATTTTTCTGAGGTGAACCGTGGCTAGAAAAAAACAAATTCTTTCTACAAGGCCTACTGCTCCCGATCATCTGGGAGAAATTGCAAAGAGTCATTGGGCTGATCTCTTTGGTTCTCTAATTGCGATGGGTCTTGCAACCGAATTGGACAAGCCAGTGATTGAAATGGCTTGCACCCAGTACGAGCAATTCCGTACAGCCAAAAATGACAAAGACAAACAGGCGGCGATTGCATCATATCTCAGGATCATGAGCAAATATGGCGCTACACCCAAGGACCGCAAAGCCATGAAGTACACCCCGCAACCCACAAGGAAGCGGGTCAATGACAAAGACATTGAATCGGACTTTGGCCTATGATCGGACGCACCTTATCCCAAACAACCAAAACCAAGTTGAGTGAACTCTTTATCCAGCAGTACCAGGAGTACTGCGATATGGTGTTGAGTGGTAAGCGCTTGGTGAGTGGAGTTGAGCGGGCGAAGGTAAGACGTCATCAATCCAGACTTAAGCAGACTAACGGGCGCTGGGTGTTTGACATAGAGAAGGCTTTAAAACCGCTTCTTTGGATAGCTGCCAATTACAAGTTCCCTTTAGGCGAAAAGCGAGGTAAGGCATTCAAGGCTGAGTCTTGGGAAATCTTCGATATCATGGACCTCTTCGGTTTTGTCGATAGAGAAACCGGTAGAAGATGCTATGTAAGAGCTTATTGGCAGATACCGCGTAAGAACGGCAAGAGTACCTTAGCCGGTGCGATTGCTGATTACATGGCATTCGGCGACAACTACCCCAGCGCAGTAAGTGTTATTGCAGCAAACAGCCTAGAGCAGGCGGATGACTGTTTCAGTCGTGCTGATGAGGGATTGAAGCTTGCCAAGCATAAAGGTTATGAGTCCTACAATTCCAAAACTTACAAGATTATCAAATGGGGTGAGTGCCAGGTAAAGGCTCTTACCGCCGCTCCTAAGGACGGTAAGCTGATTCACTGTGCCATCCTGGACGAATACCATGAGGCAAAGGATACCGGGATGCTTGACTCCTTTCTTTCAGGTAACGTGAGCGATCCTGAGAGTATGGCCTTGATTATCACTACGGCGGGAACTAATATCCATGGCCCTTGTCATCAAGAGTACGAGAAATGCAAGAAGATTGCTTATGGCGATATTGAGAATGACCGGTATTGGGTGGGTATCTATGAAGCCGAAAAGAATGATAAACCCGGTGAGAGAAATACCTGGATAAAAGCTAATCCAAACTGGGGTATCTCAATATACCCTGACATGATTGAGGGGCGTTACAAGGACTCAAAGGATAGTGCATCCGACCTTGCTACCTTCAAAACAAAGAATCTAAACATGTGGGTATATAGCCTGGTTAAATGGGCCAACATGGAGAAGTGGAACGATTTCTGCTGTGCTCCCGTAAGCATTGTCGAAGGCGCTCCTTGTTATGGAGGTATTGACCTCTCGAGCAATAGTGACTTTACCGCCTTTGCTGCTGACTTCCCTCCTATCGATGGTTCGAGCCAGCACCAACAGCTATACATGTTCTGGGTACCAGAAGAGAATGTTATCAAGATTCAAAGACAATGCTCTATTCCTCTGGAGCAATGGATACAGGATGGCTATGTCATAGCTACTCCTGGACCGGTGGTTGATTATGTGATGGTAGGTCAATGGTTGACCGAGTTTAGGGAGAAATACGAGGTCAACCTTATTGCCGGTGACCGTCACAGGCTCATTGATCTTGCGCGGGTAACTCCCTCCTGGTTCGAAGAAATCACATTCGAGTTCAGCCAGGGGAAGATGACCATGAGCCCCAGTACACAATTCTTTGAGAGACAGTATCTATTGGGAAACATCCAGTCAGGTGGCAATCCAGTCATGAAATGGATGATGAGTAGTGCTGATTCATGGACTGATTCAAATGGGAATGTAAAGCTAATCAAGCCAAAGGTAGACAGAAGCGCAGCGCGCATCGACGGAGTAATCGCAGCCATCATGGCGCACGATACCGCAATAAACAACGCTAAAACAGGATTGACTCTTGATGATCTTGCTAGTGCTGCGGTCTTCTTCTAGGAGGCAGGGTGTGGGAATTTTTAGACGAAAACAGACTGAGCAGATTGACTTAGCAAGGGTTGTAGGAGCCGGGCTAGGCGGATTGGCTATTGGTGGAAAAGCAAAAGCCTTAGAGAACTCTTCCTTCTGGATCTGCTTGACCAATTTGATGCGTACCTTCGCTACCTTACCTTTACATATGTATACTATAAACGGGCGTAATAGAAATATTGACCAGGTAAGTGAGGCAGCTATGTTGCTGCGTACACCGTGCCCATATTTGAATAGTCAGAAATGGCGCTCAATCATGGCATTTAATTTTGAGTTATACGGTGTAGCCTATGCAATCCTTGACCGGGGAAGAACGGGAAATGTGATTGCTATGTACCCGGTTGCTCCGTCACTTATGAGATCGTCCTGGAAGAACGGGAAGCTGATTTACGAATACGGCCCATCTGGAGAGAAGTTTGACAGCGCAGATGTCTTGGAGATATCAAACCTCAAGGTTGGATATACATCTATCCTCTCTCCGCTCGATTACGCACAGAAAGACATCTCAGTAGCGGAGTCCAGCAAGGCTCTACAAATTGGCTATTACAAGCGTGGAACTACCCTTGGTGGGATAATCACTGTTCCGCGTGGCACGTCTAAGGAAGTCAAAGATCAGCTCAAGATAATGTTTAATAATGAGTTCGCCGGAGAAGGCAACGCTTACAAAACAGGCATTATCGAAGACTCCATGAAATATGATCCAATACGCTTGACCGAGAATGACAGCGCCAAGATGAACGATGCACAGAGCTGGACCCTCCAGGAAGTGTGCCGGCGTTTCGGGGTGCCTCCTTTCTTCGCTGGTGACCTTACCAAGGCAACCTTCGCAAATAGTGAGCAGCAGAACCTTAACCTGATTCAGTTCTCTCTTCAGCCTCGTGCTGTGTTCTGGGAGAGCGCTCTTGATGAAAAGATTTGCAAGAACGGTCAGTATATAAAATTCTCAATGGCCGGATTCTTGCGCGGTGATCACTCCGCTCGTGCTGCCTTTTACCAGAGTGCTATACAAAACGGATGGATGACTGTAAATGAAGTCAGAGCTCTCGAGGATCTTAATCCTGTTCCTGAGGGCGATACCCTTATGTTCCCTATGAATTACCTTTCTCTCTCAAAGGCCATTACTGCTGAACCGGCTAACAACTACGGCATACCTGAAAGCGTTAATTTAGAAGCAATTTCCGAGCCTGTGCCTTTTGAGGAGAAGCGCAAAGCGGCTGACTTGTCGTTCATCTCAGAGGCACAGGCCGTTACTCGTACATCTCGCTCCAAGGTAGAAGCATTGATCAGGGCACAGTTAAAAGCTGAGATTGCTGAGCTCAAACGCTTAGCTACTGCTGGTCTTGATGCAGAGGGGATTGCTGCCGAGTTCAAGAAATTCGCAGACAGTCTTGCTACTGAGTATGGCCAGAAGTACATCCCTATTTTTAAGGCGATTATTGATCGGCTCTTTCCTGTGGTACAGAAGCAGGTTAAGACCGGTAATGATGTTCCAGAAGACCAGAGACTTGCCTACGCGGCCAAATACGCTACCAGTATGGCAAATCGTCATGGGAATGCCAGGGTAAAAGATGTCACCAAAGCAGTTACAAATCTCACTCCTGATGAAATCACTACTCGCGTAGATGAAATATCACAGGACTGGATAACGTCACTCCCCAAGAATGAAAGTCAAGAAGAAACCAACAGGGCAGGGAACGCATTTAATCTCTTCCTCTTCGGTCAACTCGGGGTGACTTATATGCATGTAGTGGCCAACGCTGATGCTTGTGAGTTTTGCAAGAAGCTTGACGGAAAGGTTGTTGAAGTTAATGGTGCTGTGCTTGATAAGGGTGAGAATGTAGATGACGGAGTAGGGAATATTCGCATCATCCAGAAGACCTATAAACACCCTCCGTTTCATACACATTGTGAGTGCGGAATCGCACCAGGGAGATGAGCGTAATGAAGAAGAAGTTATTTGAAGACAGTCCTAGTGGTGAAATCAAATTTACCAGATTACCGGAAGAGCGCCTTACTGAGGCAAAAGGCTCCGTAAGTGCATGGGAAGCACAGGTATGGAAAATCGGGGTAGTTAACCTTAATGGTCGTGTATACGGTGAGCCCCTTGCCAAGCGGGTCGTAGCAGAGAGTAAAAGCACTGTTGCTTATGATGGACATAATGGTGATCGCTACGGTGATTATGGTCCGGTTAAAGCGGTGTGTAAGAATCCTCAGATTAAGGACGGATATCTCTGCGTAGATGTATTTGTCTTGGATGAAGAGTATTCCAGGAAGCTGGAATCCATCGCCGAACATGGACTGCCTATTGGTGTTTCCTCTGTTGGATACGGGGAGACAGACCAGAACGGAGTAGTCAATGCAGCCACTTATGAGTTGGTTCGGTACCTTGATTTTGTCACTACCCCAGCCGGTGGAAACGGGGCTATTAAAAAAGAAAGTGACCGCGATGAAGAGACAGAAGAAGAGGGTGGAGTGCCTCCCTTGGAAACCGAGGAATTGTCCCCGGATGTCGAGGCAACGCGGAATCTATATCAATCAATTCAGGACTTGATCCTGGAAGGAGAACACGATGAAGACTAAGAAGAAATTGAGCGAAGAGCAGAAGACTCAGCTCGAGGCACTCAGGAAGAAACAGAAGGAAGCCTTCGATGCAATGATGGCAGACGAAATGACAGAGACGAAAGTCAATGCATGGAAGCTGGCCACCAAAACCTTGCATGACTACGAGGATACTCTCGACAAAGAAGACAAGGAAGAAATTGAGACCCCTGCTGAAATCGTTGAGGCAGAAGAGCATGAATCGCTCAATGAGGATGCAAAGACATTCCTTGAGAAGATTCGCGAGGCTGTGTCTGTCGGCTCGACCTATACCGGTCTGGTCCCATCTTCCATCGCAAGCGAAATTGTGAAGAAGCGCGAGACCTACGGTAAGTTCCGCCCATACTGTCGCAAGATGACCGTTGCCGGTGATTACACCATTGCAGTTGATGGTGACCAGGCAACCGTTGATTACGTCAGCGAAGGAAACGGAGCTGGAGAGGTTACCCCGTCACTGACCATGGTATCTTTCTCTGCTTACAAGCTTGGTGCCTTGATTAAGGTCTCCAACGAATTCCTGAACGACGTTGCTGTTGATGCCATGAACTGGCTCACTGACAATATCGCTCGGGCATTTGCCAAGAAGGAAGATGCCGAGATCATCAAGGGCACCGGCTCTACTGCTTCGCATATCACTGGTATTCTTACCAGTGTGACCGCGAACGCAAAGACCGCCGCTGCTGTGGACGCTGTGACCCTCGAGGAAGTAAAGGGCCTTATCGATGAATTGGGTGATTACAAGGACGGAGCTGTTCTGATCATGAACCCAAAGACAAAGACCAAGCTCAAGCTGTTGAAGGATGATTACGGTCAGTATTACTTCCCGATTCAGCAAGATCTCAAGGAGATTGAGGGACTTCCTATCATCACCACGACAAATGTTGATGAGATGGCCGCTGACAAGCGTGCAATTATCGCAGCGAACTTGAGCTACTATCAGTTGGTTGACCGCCAGGGGATGGATATCAAGATTTTGAGCGAGCTGTACGCAGTGAACGACCAGAAGGGAATCCTTGGTTTCGAGCGTCTTGATGGCAAGCCTTTGATTGCAGATGCATTCAAGGTCCTTGTCATGGATGACGGTGTTTAAGAAGGACGGTGAATAATGGCTACTCCGATACTGACAGTAAGTGATCTGAATGGAAAATACGGCTTCAAGATTGACCCACCTGAGGAAGATAAGTACACAAACCTTATCGCCGCGGCTACGTCTGCTTGTGGTCTGTATCTCCAGCGTGATCTCGGGGTGGCTACATTTACCGAGTTCTTCGATGGGATGAGCCAAGCGATAGTGTTGTCACATTCTCCGGTTGCTTCGGTGACCGGGGTGTATGTGGACAGTACGCGCAGTTTTGAGGTTGGTACGGACAACTACCGTATCGACCTTGAGACAGGCATCCTGGTCTTCTATGACGTCGTTCCAGATGGGCGTGACGTAATCAAGGTGGTGTATGAAGCCGGATGGGAAGATGTGCCTGAAGCAATCTTGTACGCAGTAGCAATGACCGTACAGCATATGGCAGTGATGCAACAGTCTGATATGGCAGGTGTTTCAAGTCGTACTACCGACAGTGGGACCGTGTCAGTCGATCAAAGTATTCCTCCATTAGCTGTACAGAAGTTGCTTTCTGAGTACCGACGGAATCTGGCGAGGTAGGTATGTTGGATATTGAAATTGGTGGTGACGCTATAGGTAGAGTGAGGACCGTTCGCAAGCATCTTGCAGGATGGATTACTACTGCTACCGGTGACATCGCAAAGGAAGCAGGAGATTTTATCAAGAGCTACTACCTTAATGGGCAGGCCCTTGAGAAGAGAACCGGGCTGACATATCGATCAGTGAAGCAGTTTTACGTCAAGAGGGAAAATGCCTGGTACCTCCGCCCTGGTGTAGGGGTTCCTGGAAGTCAGAACTACCTTGCCCGGTGGATTGGGACTGAAAAGGAATTCATGCAACCCGGCTTTGAACGGTATGTGGCGAGTAGGGATGTTCCGATGAGAATCGTAAGAAAGGTGGAGGCGAAGCTATGAGTCAACCTAAAACCAAGCAATTGTTTGAACGGCTTGAGGCATATCTGAAACCTGCTCTTGATTCTGCGGTTGCTCAGTGGAATATCGATGATCCTACACTGTATCTAGAGACTGTTGCTGAATGGGATAAGGGGTATAAGGACGTGCTTGCCGGCTTGTCTGAGTATCCTGCTATTCTCTTCATGGAGCAGTCAAGGACGCATAATGAATCCTTTACCACTACGTACACGATTGAGATTAGTCTTGCGCTTAAAGGCGGGGATACTATCGCTGATAAGGGAGAGGCTTACGCCGACATCCTTGAGCGTGCACTCCTTGCTGATCACCACCTTGGGTCTACTTGCCTTGATTCCAATGATCTCATCATAGAGACGGGAATGGTTGGAAGAGTCTTCTTGGTGGTAGCAACGATTGATCTTGATATCGACAGAGGAGGCTTTGTATGACTTGGTATTGTCCTGAATGCGGACGTGAAGAATGCGGACCCTTAGCGGATAAGCATCTTTGCCCCGTATGTAAACATGAGATGGTCCCTGTGACTGAGGTCACTGAGGAAGGGAAAAAGAAAAAGGTAATTCTCGAGAAACTAGAGGATTAAGGGAGTAATACATGGGAGCTTTAGCAGGAAAGGATGGAAGCATCAGTGTTGGAGCAGCGGCGGTAGGCTATATCGATAACTGGAGCCTTACGATCAACAGTGGGACTCAGGAGGTAAATCAGCTCGGTCAAGACTGGAAAGAATTCTTGGCTACTGTCAAGGACTGGTCCGGTTCCATGAGCGGAAGCCTTGACCCGTCTGATGCACAGCAGAAAGCTATGATCACCTCTATGACCAGTGGAGATGTTGCTGATGTCGCTTTGGAGTTAGCGGTGGATGCTGCCAACAAATTCAGCGGAAACGCTTTGCTTACCAGTATCCAGATTGGAGTTGAGTTCGCAGGAAAGGTTTCCTTCTCTGCCAACTTCCAAGGAACTGGTGCCTTAGCATCAGCGTTGCCTGTCGCATAATGACCCGGGGGAATGTTCCCCCGGACTATTTCCCTAAGGAGATTCTATGATTCTTTCAATCAGCAAGACACGCACAATCACCCCGAAGTCTTTTGGTAACGATAAAGAGACAGTGCCTTCAACAATTACCTACCGCGTTCCTACAGCGGAAGAAATCGAGAAGCACCTTGCCGAGAAAACCAGCAATGCAAAAATGTTTGTCTTGTATACCGAGTCGAGCACTTTTACCGACGAGAAGGGTAATGAAATCAAACCTGCGGATATTCCAAAGATGTCTGGGACATACGCCCTGGTAAACGAGGTTGCTACTGCAATTGTCAAATCTGGGATGCTGGGGACTGATATAAAAAACGGTTAAGGGCGCTATATGCGGCGACGTGCGAAGGGTACACCGCCAATTATCGGCGCCTCTACGGAAAGCCAGACAGGACTACAATTTTCAAGATTGGTTTAGAGGTCCGTCTGGACGATATACCGGAAATGTTCAAGGACACCTATTTACTATCCTGCATCCGGTTTTATGAACGTTGGAAAATAATGGGCTATCCTTTTGGACCATGGGGATTGAACCCTGGAGTGCTGGTAGACGTGGTGGATACGCTGGCACCTCTTGATAATTATTACCACCCGAGGATGATGTAATGGGAAAAGCAGCAAATCTAAAGGTCAATGTAACAAGCAATTCTCAAGAAGCGCAAAACGCGCTGAATAAAATATCATCCCAACTTACCGGTATCAGTAAATTACCGTCATCCACTGGCTTTGTAGCAGGGCTTGGGGTCTGGACCAATGCCATTGGGACGGTATCGCGCGCTGTAGGAAAAGTAGTCAACAGCACTAAAGAGCTGGTGGATCTCTACACGGTTCAAGCGCAAGCTGAACTTCGTTTACAAGGCACCCTCAGGGCTACCGGCAACCAGATAGGCATGAATGCTACTGAGCTTGGCAACATGGCCTCTGGCTTCCAGGCAGTAACCAGATTCGGCGATGAAATGATCCTGCCGATGCAACAGATATTCATCGCTACTCAGAAGCTTACCAAGGAACAGCTCCCAGAGGTTATTGAGCTCTCTCTCGATATGGCTGAGGCTATGGGAACCGATGGAGCGAGCGCTGCTAAAATCATGGCACGCGCGATGGCTGACCCGATATCCGGCCTTGAATCACTAAAAGAAAAGAACGTATTTTTTACCCAGTCTGAAAAGGATAAAATCAAGGAGCTGGTAAACAGCAACCGACTCATGGATGCCCAGCGCATCATTCTGGATAAAGTAGCCTCTGCATACGGTGGTATTGCTCGTGAGGTAGCTGCAACAGATATCGGTAAGATGCAGCAGATCAACAATCTCATGGGTGATATCAAGGAAGGCCTGGGTGAAATGATTGTCGGCTCAATTGAACCGGCGTTTGGGTTTATCCAGACTGAGCTTGAGCGGATATATGGATGGATAGAGAACGCCAACCGTGCTCAGGACGAACGAAAAGCCAAAGCCCTAGATGCTGAAAATTTCCAGAATGGAAACCTTGCCGCGGTGTCTACTGAGTTCCTTACAGCAAAGGTTACAGAATTACAAGATATACTAGCAAATGCTGAAGCTGACCCAGCCAAACGAATATGGGCTCCGTACTACGAACAATTAGATGCAGCCATAGCAGAGGTTACACGCCGCTATAATGCTCCTAAACCATCAGAACCACCGACTACCTCTAGAGCTGATAGTGATGCAAGTAACAGGGAAGACGAAGAAAAACTCTCTCTCTACAAACAGATCCTTTCCGCTACCAGCGCTACCGAGGCAGCTCAGAAGAAGGTTCTTCAGGACAGGATAGCCGATAACAAGCACCTGAGAGACCATCTTGATTTACAGGTATCTGCAAAGAAGATGACTCAGGAAGAAGCGGACCTTGCCAAGGAGATGCTTGATCAGCAAATCAAGTTGGACCGCGAAAAGCTTAATAGCTTCGACAAGAAGGACCCTCCTCCTACTGCTGCTGAATATATCAGCGAGAACTCCATGTATTCACTCAGCGCGCAGGAAGCGGCTATTGACGCTGAGATAGCTAAGGCGGAAGCTCACCTTGAGACGGTATCCTCTACCAGCCAAGAAGCAATTGAACTCAGAGAGATCATTGATTCACTGAGAGAGCAAAAGGCGCTCCTTACTGAACAAGAAGATATCTTTGAGAGTATCATGGCTGCCACGGGCTCAACGGAGGCAGCACAGAAGCGAGCTCTCCAAGACCGTATCCTAGAGAATATTGCTCTCCGTGATAGCTTAGCCTTAAAGGTAAAATCCGGGGAGCTCACCAGGGAGGAAGCAGAGGTTGCTTCTGAGGCTCTTTCCCAACAGATTGCTCTTGACCAGGAGAAGATTAAATCCTTTAGCGATAAGACTCCTGAAGAGGAAACCGCTAGTGATTTTATAGGGCAGAATAGAACGCTGAGCCAGACTGCGCAGCTCTCTGCGATTGATTCCAATATCACTCTTGCTGAGAGTTACCTTGAGGCAGCGGAAGCGGGAAGCGAGGAAGAGAAAGCTATACAGGAAATCATTGCAGCCCTTAAAGAGCAGCGCAACGCAATCACCGAGGTCGAGGATCGATCAGGTGAATTCCTGAATGCCTTTGCCAATGGATACAAGGATCTCTTCAATTCTCTTTCGTCCTTGACTGACCAGCTTTACCAGAACCAGATAAACCAGCTCCAGGAGACTCTCGACAAACAGCAGGACGCCTGGGACTCTTATTACTCTGATATTCAGGACAAGTATAAGGCTGACCGTGACTCTTTGGACGCTCAGTACCAATGGGGACGCATAAGCGCAGAAGAATACTATGCTTCACTGACTGCCCTTAGTGATGCAAAGACAACGGCAGAAGAAGAGAATGCTGATTCAGAAGAAGAACTGATGAAACAGATGGATGAGCTTAAGCGCAAGCAGTTTGCCGCTGATAAAGCCAACTCTATCATGCAAGCCACTATCTCCGGCGCTCAGGCTGTTGCAAGCATCTGGAGCGCTTGGGCGGCTAACCCCGTATACGCGGGCATTCTTACTGGGCTCTCTGTAGCTACGGTAGGAGCTCAGATAGCTACTATCGCTAGTCAGCAGTATACACCGCTCGCAGAAGGCGGAGTTGTGACCGGTCCTACTACTGCTCTTATTGGTGAAGGAGGAGAACCGGAGATGGTACTCCCCCTCTCCAAGGCCGATGATATGGGCTTCAATAATGGTGGGGTAATCAATCTGAACATTAGTACAGGAAACGTATATAGCATGGACGATTTAGTGAGAGCGATATTTGAGGCTATTGAGCGAGCACAGAGAACAGGGGCATTGCCTCGCTGGAGGTATGCAGCATGAAGCTATTTTTAAACTTCTCTGAATATGCAAAGACCGGAGGCGGCACATGGGAAGACTTCTCCCTGGGGCTACTGAACGAAGGCTTCTCCCGTAAGAGCTGCTTTGGTCCTAAGGGTAAGGCTGAGATGCAAACCGTCTCTATGCGCCTAAAGCCGGTTGTTGGCCTTGAGGCTCTTGCTGTACGAATCCTTACTGCGACCAATAATATTCGCGCACGGCTTACACTCGATGACGACACCCCGTATTTCATTGGGACTATCAGACCACTGATCTCTAGCGATGTAAGAGAAGTCATTAAGCCTATCTCTGTAGAGATCCTCGATGATAGCTACTATCTTGAGGCATACATCTTCAGCGCAGATGCAACGCTCTCCAGCAATCTCAAGGTTATCAGTGATACCCCATCTGATAGTCTCATCCATTGGCTCGTGAGCCATGCCACAGTCAAAGACTCACTGGGAGCTTACGTACCGGCCTTTGCCGAGGCTGACATTGTCATAGACTCCGGTATAGACAAGACCATCGATGCAGACGGTCTTACCGTTGAAACTGGTGATTATGTCAATGCTATTCTGGACACTGTCTGCTATGAATACAATCTCCAATACCGGTGTAGTGAGGATGGGAAGTTACACTTTGCTCCTAGTGTCCCAGCTACTACCCCTAGCGGAGTGCGTACCATTACCAATGCGGATATCAAAAACTACGTTACACCTAAGCGCGGTGACGATGCCAGAAAGGGTGCGGTGATTACGTACTACCCGGTTGTGAAAGGCCCTTGTACCATTGGGCGTCATGATGCGATGGATAGCCGATACGCTGATGATAAGACATGGGGACGTGGCTATGAATGGCTTAATCCAGATGAGGGCCAGTGGCCACCTCTGGCTTACCAAAATGTGACACTTGCCACAAATGATCTGGAGAAATCTAAGCGCAAGATACTCCGCTACGATTACGGAACGCTCAGGACAAAGATTAAGTTCCATGATGGCTCAAAAGATACTAATCAAGGCATAGGCCATATCTCTGACAACGAGGATGGATCTGCGCGCATGTACATCCAGGTAGCGAAGCGCAAGACCTTGGTAGAGCGCATGGATGCTATTTGTGATTGCTGGTATATAGACGAAGAGGACGAACAAACCACTCAAGTACACCAGGGGCAGAATCCTGAGAAATACGAGGCTAGATACCTGCACTCCGGGGTAACTGCAAACGCGCTGCTCAGGGCAATTGTACTCCGCTCGACCACAGGCAACCTCACTCACTCATTCCAGGCATTGCCTTCTTTAGGATTGTATCCTGGGGAGATTATAAAGCTCGACCCGGCAGCTCTAGGGTTTTCTGGTTACGTAAGGATCATTTCTGTTATAGACTCCGGTGGGGATAAGACCAGGCAACTGGTAGACGTGATTGCAGAGAGCGTAACGCCATTAAACGACATTGAAGTTGATACAGACGAACAGGTAATTTCCATCCTTCGTAGAGCCGGAGTGAACATGCTCTCCATTCAGACAGAGGCAACGCTGCTGAAATATGATGATCTATCTTATATAGACTTAACTGCCAACGGTGACCTGCTCTCTGTGTACGGGGGGTCAGTGCTCTGGTATCTGAATGATGTATATAAGGGTACAGGAGAGACAATATCACTCTATCATAGTGAGATGCTTGTCGGTGTGAATACCATAAGAGCAGAAGGTACTATCCCTGGTATCAATTTTCAGGACAAACCTCTTGAGGCGGAGATTGCTGTAACGCTTGTCTCTGACGGCGTCGCCGGAACCCGTATGGTTATCCAATATGCTCTTGGTACGCTGGATGCTCCCTATCCATCTGGTGGCACTTTGGTAGGAACTGACTCAGCCATCGTAGGAACCTCGGGAGCATTGCTCGGGGTCGATAATGGCAATGTTTGGTCCTCTATTGCACCCACTCCAGGAGAAGGTGAGTTCGTCTGGAGAAGAGAGGGTACATACACTCCACCGGAGGTATGGCCAAATGTATGGGAAGTGACACGTGTTACTGGTGCAAACGGAGCAGACGCTAGAGTAATCACATTAACAGCCTCACAGTCTGTTATTAACGTATCAAGTCGTGGCGAACTCAAGACACAAGAAATTGAAATTACTTGCGTTCCATCAAATTTACCCATAGAGAGCGCTGTCTGGACTGCCACAGATGCAGGAAGCCTTTCGCAGATAGAAATTGCAGAAGGGGTGTATGACCCCTACAAACGTCTTTTAAATTGCTCACTCGTGTCTGGGGATTCTACACTCATAACTGTTTCTATTACCTATGGTGGTGAGACGTATACAGGAGTTGTAGGCATCACAAAGGTTGCTGATGGTACACCGACTCCTATGTATCTTGATGCACGAAACGAAGTCCCTGAGCTGACCCCTGAGGGGCCTTTGGTTGTAGGCGATTTCTTCTTGTATGTCGGCCCATACTCTGGCCCGAATAGTGACCCCGGGGACCAAGGGTTAAATCCCTCTGTGGCTGAGGTTAATGAATTTATCTATGGTCGTATTTATGAGTACCTTGGCAAGAACGCAGAGGATGAAGATCAGTGGCAGGAAAGCAGAAAGAGTGAGCACTTCTCTGCTGCACAAAAGGACGCTCTTGAGATAGCAAAGAACTCAGGGAAGTATGTATATGTTGCCGTGGTTGTGGCTCAACTTGGTCTATTCATGGATCTGATAATTGCAGGGATTCTTAAAAGTACCAATTACACTGAAAGCTCTTCCGGTGTACCTATGGCTGGATTTAAGCTGGATGGACTCAATGGTCTAATCAAGGCGCTTGGCCTTGAAGCCTATTCGGCGATGATCTATGGCAATCTGGAAGCTAGCGGTTTCCGTACCCTCCAGGAGGAGGGCGGTACTACTATAGGGGTTTCTACAATTTCTCCCACTCTTTGGAAACACTCCGAAATGGAAGACTTGGTTGCCAGTCAAGATACACTGGCTACGCTGTCAGGTACGATTGAAGGATTCAGTTTCACAAAGGCAACCAGAAGAAGTAACCAAAGAGTTTTACTCGCTAGTCATGGATATGAGTTTGAAGAGATAAGTGCAGGGGAACATCACAAGTTTACAAAACTTAGACCTACGAGACTTTTTGGTGTTACTTATCTATGTGAAGGAGCCGGGTACTACTCTGGGTATTCAAGCAGACGGCAATATTTTATTGTGCCTAGTCCAGAAGATGGTACTGCACAATATCTGGGTTATTTTTCAGAAAATTATACTTTTTCTCAAACACATACAGTTTCTGATGAAAAATTTGTAGATTTTTATATCACTCATATTTCTGACGCTTGGTGGGGTTCTCAATCATCTTATGTGAATTATCATAGGATATGGACAAACCAAGTTTTCTCAGGCCTTGTCTTAGTGAATGGAGAAACATCATTTAAAGTAATCGAGCCAGAACCAAACGCATACTATCCCAATTCCAAGACATGGACCATCGGTTCTTACAATCAAAACAGCATTGACAACTACTGTTCTGGCACTGATTTTTACAATAAGTTTTCCAGTCTCGCAGTAGGTGCCGATGGTTTTTGTGATGGCGGACAGATACGGGTAAACGGGACACTGTACACCGTTACCAGACTCACCAAGAATGCCAACTCGATTACCTTCTATACCTCTGGTGGTGTGGTCACAGTAAACAAGTTCCAGGAAGGAACCAGCGTTGGAGTTTATACCTCTCTCGCAGTTACACAGGCAATTAACTTCCAAGCTGTTGCTGGGGGCATTGAGACTAAACACATATTCCCTTGGGGAACACAAGCGGGTACTCCGGGTAGTTATGATATTGGAACATCTAGCGAGCGATTCAATACTGCCTGGTTGAACTATCTGGACATCAAAGGCAAGCCACCTTTGCTTACAAAAAGCCTTAATGGTTATCCAGGGATGGTGCATGCTGATGGAACTGATTCAAATTGGTTGAGGACACCTCTAAATGGACTTATTCCATATGCTTCTGGTGGGGCAAGCGCATTAGGGAGTTCGGCGTGGCCTTTCAATAACGGGTATTTCAAGAACCTTAATGTTACTGGTCCAATTGTTTGCACAACCATAGATACAGGCTATGGGGCAAATGAGGTTTATAAGATAACTAATGAGCTTCTTAACGGGGACCGTACTACCGTATCTATAAGTGCAATGAGTATTACTGAAATACGGTTTGTGTGTGCTTATTTAAGGTCAGACAGTGATGGTAGTCCACGAGGTTATGTAAAACTACCAGCAGGAGGTACATATATTGTAGTTAATAGTTCTAGTGTCGATATAAGTAGTAGGCTCAATGGTAGTACTTACACACCTTCTAGTCCTGTATATTATCCGGGCGGGTATATAATTGCATCTGCTGATGATGGTGACCAAGCGCTTGCAATGTTTATTATCAGGAGGATTTCATGACAGGTTACGTACTCAAACGCTCAGAAACAGATTATGTAATAGATTGCGACTCCCAGGGACAAGGTGGTTACAATGTCGTACCAAGAGAGATTGACCCTAGCAATGCCTACACTCTTGAAGACGTGCGTAACTACCTGCTGGACAATCCAGATATGCTTTTGGACTCTGCTCAGATTGAAACTGACAGACTCACCAGAGAAGCCAGAGCCCGCCGTAACACCCTCCTCAAGGAAGTTGTCGATTCAGTCAATCCCATGCGTTGGGAAGTTCTGACAGACACACAGAAAGACGCTTGGAGAGCTTACAGACAAGCGCTCCTAGACGTTCCACAACAGGAAGGGTTTCCTAACAATATCGTTTGGCCGGAGGCACCACATGAATGATAAAGCAAAGCACTTTACCGCCTGTTTCGTTCTCACCTTCATCGGCCTCGATGTAGCTGTCGCATGTGCCCTCCTCAGGGAGTATGACCGATATGTTTATACAGGACATCAGGACACAAGGGACATGGCCCTTGACTTATTAGCAGATGCAGCCGGTATTGCTCTGGCTTTGATCATTGGAGGTTTATATGGAAAGCAGTAAGAAATGTTGGATGACCCGGCTCGCACAAGCTCTCGGGATACTGGTTATTGTGGTGCCTCTTTTTACTTCTACGGTGCGGACGATAGACCTTACTAATGAGACAGCCCAGACGGTGGAGGCTATGGGGGTAAAGCTTGACCATGAGGTGGAGGCACGCAAGACAGAGGACGCCCTTATCCGTGATGAGGTAAGGAACATGGACAAGTCTACACAATCTGAACTCTCGGAGATGCGCACCGAGCAGGCTGTCATGGCAAACGACATCAAGTACATTATCAAGATTCTCGATGGAGGCACAAAATGAGCGAAGCAGCAGTACAATCGATAAACCAACATACACAGAAAACCAGCCTCGACTGGCTGTATAATATCCTGATCCAGCCGGCTACAGGAACCGGTTCGGGTGTTGCCCCTGATACCCATATCCAGTACAAGCTCTCCCTCGACCTTCTGAGGCAAGCCTTGGTGGAGGTCACGAACGTCGTCAACAATGTCACCACCACGGTTCCTGGGAAGGTCTTGGACGCACGGCAGGGGAAGGCTCTCTCTGATGCTATCGCCGCCGAGATTGCCAAGTATGCACAGCCCAACGGCATTGCCACTCTCGGTTCTGACGGCAAGATTCCCTCTACCCAGATACCCTCCATCGCATTGGTGGACGTATTCCCTGTGGACTCGGAGGCCGCCATGCTTGCCAGTGGTGCAGAGCAAGGCGACATGGCAATCAGGACCGACACCAGCCAAGTGTTCATCCTCTCGGCCTCGCCAGCTACCACGTTGGAAAACTGGATTGAGTTGAGTGCCCTCAAAGCGTTGGTCGACGCCGCCATTGCCGACATTGCCGGAGCAGGACGGACAACAGAGACGGTCAAGAGGAATGCGGATGCAATTGCCCAGATACAGGACAACAAGGTCACAGCCTTTCAGGAGACGCCAGACGACACCCATTACCCCTCTGAGAAGCTGGTGGACGACTCACTGGAAGCGATCAAGGGTGTGGGCTATACGGGGGGCACGCTGAAGAGCCATGAGGATGCAATCACCACCCTCAACGCCGACTCCGAGACCGAAGGCTCAGTAGCCAAAAGTGTCAAGGATGCTGTGGACCCGATTGATACAAGGGTGTCACGTTTAGAAACCCAATCACTGCAAATATTTGGTTTGGAATGGGACAATGACACTGATACATACACACGTACAGACATGGCTGTAGGACTGAATTTCGGGACTCCTGATGGAGTGAACGCAATTGCATCAGACTTTGACAACTACTATCCGTGGAAAGGTATCAAGCAGGTAAAGGTGGATAGCAATAAGAACATTTTGGCAGAACTTGGAGATAGTAATTACTCTTCCGTAGACGGTGAGTATATGACACTCATTCCGCAATTTTGGTTCCAAGATTATATCGATGTTGACAACGTCCGTCATATTCGTATAGCCACACAGCCTGTTGTTGGATTTTATCCGGCATGGTTGGATAAGGATGGCAAACCTGTTGAGTACCGTCTTGTTGGTCGCGTTCCTGCTGGATACGATACAGAGTTGCGGTCAAAACCGGATATGGGAATTGAAGTAAATAGGACGTACACCTCATTCATCACTACCGCATATGCAAAGGGTGATGGTGGCTGGTGGCTCGATGATTCTGCGACTCGTCATAAGCTGGGATTGCTGATGGCAGTGGAAGCTGGGGACTGGGACCAGAAAGCGAAATTCGGGCAGGGAATCAACTCCGGCATGCCATACGGTAGCGGTAGTGAATTTGTCTGCTCAGTGAGCCAGACCGGCGCAACCAGCATTATTATTCCGAATGCAGGGGCTACCAACATGTATGTTGGCATGGTCATGCAGATTGGAACTGCATATTCAAACAACAGCGTTGCAGCAAACCGAAAAATCACAGCGATTGCCGATTATGACGCATCGAACAAGAGAATCACCGTTGATGGAGCAGCTTTCAACTCTACAGCAGGTACAACATCAATAGTAAGCTGGGGACAACCGGTTCCCTCTTCCCAGATTGACGCACTGGGAGGTGGCTCAGGTTACATCCTGCAATTCGGAAGTGAATCACGGTCACACGTATCCTATCGTGGCATCTGGGACCTCTGGGGCAATGTATGGAGCTTTACCTATGGTTTTGCCCGGTATAATGGTGCTTACTATATCTGCTTTGACCAGAGCAAATACAACGTAACCGACCCGCGCTCTGATGCAGGATGGATTTACACAGGAGATGGAGAGTATTTTGATGGCAATGGCTACCAGCTTACACGTAAGCCATTCGTGACTGACCAAGGCTCTGTTGACTATGTAATAGTGATAGGAGGAGCAGCAGGCTCTGGAACGTTCTATGCAGCATATGTGTACAATTTCACTGCTACATACGACGGTGTCCGCATTTTGCGCTCCGGTGGCGGCTGGATCTCTGGTGGCATTGTTTCCCTCTTCTGCTGCAGTGGTTACTATGCGCCGGGGAGCTCCGACCTCTACGTCGGGTCCCGCCTTATCGGTTAGTTCGGGGGTGCAGGGGTGCGCAACCCCTGCCCTGTCGGTTTTTGAAAATTTTTTTTCAGGGTGTTTGCTTGCAAGCGATTTTGCACTCCGGTGGCAACTGGAACAATGGTGGCAATGTTTCCCTCTTCTACTGCAGTGGTAACTATGCGCCGGGGAACTCCAACCACAACATCGGGTCCCGCCTTATCCTTATCAAAGACTTACTGAAGCAAGCAATCGTCCTCCTTTTGGAAAATACATTAACAAAAATCTGCCGGTAGCTGAAACAATGCGAAAGCTGATGAATGTAAGGATAAACGAATGATTACATGGAAAGAGATAACCTTCAGTGAATTTGCAACAATGGAAAACCTGAAGATAGCCTATATGTTGGCAAGCGAAAACAAGCGCTCTAGGGTGTCTGTCATCAACATGGGTGAAGAGAAAGCCCAGAAGCAATTGCTGGGTGAATTGATTGACGGAACCTATTACCCGAGACCACAGAAAAAGATGGTCAAGTACGACAAGAACGCAAAGAAGAAAAGGGAGATATCCTGTCCTGCCTTCCGTGACCAGATTGTGCATTGGATGATTGTTGAATGCCTTCGGGAGAGATACATGCAGCACTTCATCAAGCATTCAGTAGCAAACATACGTGACCGGGGAATCGAATACGGCAAGAACCTGCTCAAGCACTGGTCACAGCAACGAGGAACAAAGTGGGTCCTTCAGCTGGATATAAAGAAATACTACAACAATATTGATGTGGATAAACTGATAGAGAAATATGCAGAGCGAATCAGGGATAAGAAGTTGATGAACCTCATCAGAACAATACTGATCCACGATACGAATGAGGAGCACAAGGGAATAACTCTTGGTTCATATTTCAACCAGTGGTGTGCTCTTTTCTATCTTTCTGATTTCGACCATTTCGTAAAGGAACAGCTACAGGTCAAGTTCTATCTGAGGTATGTGGATGATATGCTCCTGTTATTCAATTCAAGAAGAAAAGCAGAAAAGGCTTTTAGATACATCGATATTGAGCTACTGAATCTTGGGCTTTCCCCAAAAAAGGATGGTCACGGGAAGTATAGGATTTTCAAATGGGAAGGGCATTTCATCGACATGCTCGGCTACCGTACCCACAGGAACGGCAAGCAGGACCTGAGGAGAAACAACTATCTCATGACACGTAGGCTTTGCGATAAGATAGACAATGGCCATATCACTCCAAAGAAAGCAAGGTCGCTCCTGTCGAGAAAAGGATTCTTCGAACACTCGGATTGCAGACGAATGTTCTCAAGGATACAGAACACCATATACGAAAACAACCTCAAGGAGGTAGCAAAATGCGGATGACCGTGGACACGATGCAAACAGAATTTGTATTCGGAAACGTAAGAGAGCTTCGAGGTAACTTCGAACCGGTAACCAGGGAAACCGACAATGGTCCTGTCACTGAGTATGAATGTGATTACTTCAGGACAACAGGAAATGAAACTTTTGAGCTACTCTATGCAAGGCAAAGGATACCGGAGCTCAAGGATTTCCTTTATTCAACCGACTGGATCCATCTGAAATGTGCAGAAGAAGGGCTGGATGTAAATACCAAATATCCAGAAATCGTTCAGCAAAGAATCGATACCAGGAATGAGATCAATGCACTTGAGGCACTACTGGCGCAATGAATGGAATGGGAAGAAATAGTGAGAGGCGACCTAGAAGCACGAGTGCTTGCGTTGGAGAGTGTATGAGAGTGAAACACTAGGAGGTGTTTAGGATGGAAAATTTGATTTATTTGATTGCGATTTGTTTAGGATTCTTGATGAGGATCTACAAAAAGGGCCGAAAAGGAAAAGCTACTAAGGTTGAGATCATCTCTGTTGCCTTAGCTCTATCTCTATTGCTGGCAGTAGGAAATCAAACCTTTGTAATGGGGTGGTCGGGGTGGTACTCCGTCGGACAAATGGGGTGGTCCTGGTTGATCATCTTCATCTCTCAGGCAGGGGCTGACTTCCTCGCTCGACCGAAGAAGGAGTCATGATGTGCAGAAAATCACACTTTGGATCAAAGGCCATTGGTTTTATCTTGTTGCTGGTGCTCTTGTGCTCGGCTCCATTGCATTCGGAGGCAAGCGGCTCCTCGCTTCCCTCGCAGAATGGGCTCGAAAGCGTGCCGACAGAAGAATTGTGGGGGATGCTGTTTCAAGCCTTACAGCAGCAGGATCCTCAGTATCAGATGCTCAAGGAACAGCTGGAAACATCGCTGACGCAGTTGACGCTGGGTCAACAGGGGTCGAAGACGCTCTTGGAACAGCTGCAAGCCTCGCAGACGGGCATCACACAATCACTGACATCGTTAGGGAGCTTGCCCGAAGATATGGCGTGGATGCGCCAGCGGATTTCTGACCAGGATAAGACCATAGAAGTCCAAGCATATATGCTTTACGGTCTGGTTGGAGCTGTGGCTGGAGGAGTAACCGGTTACTTGATTGCTGGTTCCAAAGGAGCTGCATACGGGGTGCTCATCGGCGCTGGTGGGGGGATAGTAGTTAAGATATCATTGTAAAAAAAGCCCTCGGTGATAAGCCGGGGGCTTGCTTTACGAAAGCAGTCATTTCTTGTAAAAACTAAACACAGCCAAGATTAGGTGGCGTAAAGTTTATCCCACCACCTTTACTAATTCATTCTGTACCCTAGCTACTACCTCCATGTCACTTGCAGTTAAATGTAGATATCTCTCGGTCATATCCTCGCTCTCATGGCCTACAATAGCGCGGGTGATTTCTCCCTGTACTCCCGATGCAATCAGCCTCGTATTGAAGAAGTGCCTCCAGGAGTGGAAACATAGATTGCGCTTCTCGTGATCGATCCCTAAATCTTCCAGCCTTGCGTATAATCCATCAAGCAAACTATCCGGCGAAACCGGGGAGACTCCGTTATCAACAGAAAAGATAAATCCCTTCTCTGGGGCCCAGCGAAGCAGCTCATCCCTCAGTTTGCCGGGGATCGGTATCTGTCTTTCCTTGTCTGCTTTAGTGCTCTTAGTTCCCAGTGTGCGATCATAGGAGTGGGTGATTACTAGATAGCTATCTTTTACATCTTCTTTTACCAGAGCGCGAATTTCACCTTGTCTCATGCCTGTCATAGCTGATAGGTAAGACCCCAGCCAAGCAAGAGGGTTATCCCATGCATCTTTGTTCTCCAGGATACGCTTAGCTTCCTCGACAGTAAAGGTTCCTCTTTTCCTATAATTGTCAGCTAGCTTGTGGACGCTTTTAGCTGGATTACTGGGGATCAGTTCTCTCTTCACAGCGACATCTAGCATATCTTTGAGCATCCTTAGCATCTTGTTCGCCGTGCTATTTGCCAAGGGAGGGTAGCGTTTACCCTTAATGATCCTAATCTTGATAAGACCCAGAAGCCACCTGTTTATCATATCCGGCGTGATGTCCGTGAGAAGGCAATCCTTAAACACTGGTAGGACATTCTTTCTCATGCTATGGCGATTATTGCGGCAAAGGGTCTGAGAAAACTTATAACCCCTCAATATTTTGTCGGTGACAATAGGGCACCTATCCCAGATCCAAAAAGGCTCGGCAAACTCACCGAATGTTAGTTTATTACTCCGCCCTGGTATGAGAGCATCCTCTTTGAGCAGCGCCATGCAATATGCATTGGCTGCGCTTTTGTTTGTTTGTCCGGTGGAATACCTACGCCGCTTGCCTTGCTTATCATAGGCTAAGTAATACCAGGTGCTTCCTACCTTGGTTAATGTGAATGGTTGTCTCATGCTTTCCTCCCTTGTGCCGACTATAGTGCCGACCTTCTGTAATTGCAAGGGATGGTTCACAATAAAAAAGGAACCCCTCCCTGCTATTTCCATATACAGAAAAGGATTCCCGCTTGCGGTAGACTGGACTTGAACCAGCACAAGATTTCTCCCACTAGCACCTCAAGCTAGCGTGTCTACCAAATTCCACCACTACCGCATTCTTGAAGTATTGTTCGCTCTTGAAGTGAACGAGCCAACA